GGATCGGATTCTTTAAGGTCATCCAGCTTAGAGAACTCATCGAACGCACGACTAGCTTCCTTGACTGTAGATTTAATCTGCGGGGTTGTCCTGATCTCGTTTAGCTCATTCTTTAGTCCGCTTATTGTCTGCTCGTATTCCTTCTTAACGTCGCTGACAATTTCCTCTCTAAATTTCTGCTTCTTGAATACGTCTCTTTCGTCTGGCTTTATGTCTGGCTTATGCTTCCTGACGTAGCTAATAAACTCATCGTCATTATCGTCAAAGGTTCTGTCAGGGTCTTCCGATTGTGCCTTTTCTACATAGTCATCTAGGCTTTTATAGAAGTTTAAGAGTTTATCAGCTTTGCCTTTATGTTTCCCTTTGGATTCTGCGTATCGGTAAAGTTCTAACTCTTCCCGCTGCGACTGAAGTAACTGTTCCTCGTATGGATCAACCTCTGGCTCTGTGTTTTCCTTAACAGGCTCAGGGTCTACTGTCTTACCACGGGATTCTAACTCTTCCCGTATTACTTTTCTGAAAGATTCCTCGTCTAGCTTTGGCCGTACTGAGAAGTCTTTCTTCGGCTCGGAGACTTCTGGCTCTTGATCCTGCTTTGGCTCCTCGTTGGTTGCCTCTGCTTCGGAAGCTTGCTCTTTGGACTCGCTTGCCCCGGCTTGCTCTGATTGTACCTCTGGGTTTTCCTCATTTTTCTCTTCAGTTTTCTCAGGTTCCGATTCTTTTTTGGTATCAATACCTAAGTCATCCCACAACTGAGATAGCATCGGATCATCCAGCCCAGTAGGCACTTGCTGCACTTCTGGTTGTTGAGTTTCTTCTGCTTGCTGTTGTGGCTCTTCCGTTGTTGTTGTTGTTGTTTCCGCCATAAAATTAAATCGGGATCGGTTCTTCTGACGGCTGGCCTATGTTGGCTTGGCTCCCTCCCTTTAGGGCTTCGATCTCTTCAGCGTTCTGTTGAACTACTTGGATAAGCTCCTGAATCATAGCCCCCATAGCTTGGCTGTTCTCTTGACTGCTCGCCATCGCATCCTCTTGCTCTTGGGGTATCATCGTATTGCTTTCTCCAGCCTGAAGCTGAAGGTTTAAGTCAACACCAGCCCCGGAATTCCTAAAGATCGCATTGATAATCTCGTAATACTTCTCACGAGGAAGAGCCTGAAGTAACTGAGGTGACTGTAGTATCGGGAGCATTTGGGTCAGTATGCCAGCCGCTCCCATGTTAGAAGCTCTCTCGCTTCCGTCACGGCTATTGAAAACATAGTCATGTATCAGCCTATGCTTGTTGCCTATTACGGTGTATCGTCTCTCAGATTGAGGGTCAAAGGTATCACCGCCCTCCGCTACCTGAAATCCGGCTGCACTAACAACGCTCGCAGGGTATCTATTAAGAACAGGTAGATAGATTTGATTACTGCCACAAGCTATTAAGGATTCGTAGCAGATTCTCTTCATAGCTGCTCGACCCTCATCAATGGCGTCGGAAATAAAACCGTACACAGACTCGGTGGTGTTAGCTATGACCTGAACTTCAGTTGCAGACGTTTCCCTTGGTGAGGGTTGTCCTTGTTCTTGAGGGGATAAGGCCATAAGCCTCTCAGCCATAGATAAAACCTGAACAATACTGCTGAATATGGCTTGAAGGTTTGAGTTTCCTCCGCTTCTGACAACCTTAAAGATGTTGTCGGCGTTAGTATCTATACCAAGCTCCCTTAATCTGCTGAAGCTTGTCTCCAAAACATGGGTCGTGGCGTAGAAATTCTCCCCTTTCATGGTTGCCCTGAAGTCCTCCGCCAACTGCTGGCCTTCTGTATCGTCAGGGAATATGTCGGAGTTAAGCACAGCTACAGCAAACAAGTCTGCCTTGGCTGTCTCTAAAAGCTGAGAGAATAGATTGGTAAGCTGATCCTGAAAGCCCATCAACTCGTGGGCAATCGAGATGTTTACCAGCCTGTTATCGTTCTCATTGAAAGAGTAAACCGCAGCGGGGCTGGACGGCATGATCTCAGCAAAGATAATTGTATCCTCTGCCGCTATCTTGAAATGAACCCAGACAGGGTAAGGATAATCACCAATGCCGTACTCTTTAGGTATGATCTTCCAGTAAAATTCGCTAATGAATATGGACGAATCATCATACTCAGAGTTGTATAAACCGATCTGATTTCTTCGGTCGTTAAAGCTGGTCAAGTCCTCCACTCTGGGAGGGGCAACTACCGTGCTGTAATACTGAGACCAGTAGGCATTGTTGTTACCAAACAAACCAGTCGTGAAATCTGTGTAAGATACCTTGCTCCGATTAAAGAAAGCTGGGTTATCCGCTACGTCTTTGTACTTCAGAACCTCCCAGTACCCTATGTATTCAGCACCAGAGTCAGAGTTAATAGAATTTAATGGGTGATTAATGTCCCAGAACACGCGAGATGGGTGGGGGTTAATCCAAGAAAGACCTTCTTTCATTACCCGTGCCTCCTTCTCGATCTCTTCGCTCCTGAACTCTTCAGATAAATTCTTTCGCTGCCATTGAACCTCCCGCTCCCAGCTTGCCCTTGGGAATGCAACGCTATGCCCGTACAGCATCATGTCCCGAATACATTGAGTCTGGAAATGGCGATAATCATATTGATCTGCCATAATATCAATGCGCTGGGACAATACATCTCCCTTTAGCTTAGCTGTTGGAGTTGTGGATCGTGGTGAGTATTTGAAGAACGGGTAAAGGTTGTTGTACTTGTTAGACTGGGCAGAAAGACGCCTTGTTATTAGCGATCTTACTAGGTTAATGTTTGTCTCAAAGAACTTTGGAAGGTCTATCTCTGTTGGCTGACCGGCCTCAGACTTGCGAACAAACTTGTCAGTCACCTTCAGCTTATCCAGTTCTGATACGCATGAATCAAGGCTAAGCCTCTTCTGTGCGTACATAATCAGCGGGATAGTCTGCTTACTGATAGGTGCTGCGTCCCAAGCCAAGTCAACAGCCGAGTAGATGTGGTGGTTTCTAAGGGTGAATACAATATGCTCCCTTAATCTTGAGTTGATTAGCTTCTCGATCTTGTCCCGGTTCTTAGTGTCCCGGTCGATCTTTCCTTGCTTCTCTTTTGTAAGCTTCTTGTAGTCGGCTGGCCTGACAGAAGTAAGAACCTCCCGCAGTCTCTCGTTTGTAGTCCCAGCTTGTTTGAGTATATCTAAATCAACCATACTTTGCCTTTATGTAGTCTTGCTCAAGGTTATACAGAGTCAAAGAAACGTAAGAAGGAACGTGATCCCTTATCAGCCATTGCTTGAATAAGTACCACTCGACGCAGCACAAGGCGGCTATTTCCTCTAGTGTTACCTGCAATAAACCGCAGCATTTCTTAACTCTTTTCATTGACCAACCTGACCAGATGCCTAAGTCCAAATACTTTCTGGCAATCCTAGCGGTGGTCGGGCTTCCTAATATTCTGCTTCGACTTCCCCTCCGCTTTTCATCTTGAACTTTACGTCCTTTTTTTTAGGAGCATCCTCGGTCTTATCTGATGAATACTCATCTACCTCTATGCCCTTAATGGATAGTACAGCTTGCTCACTTGAAGCCTCGTCGAGGGAAGCTTTGATCTCCATAGAACACTCTTCACCTGCCGACTTGCGAGAAAAGTAATCCTTAAGTTCGCCGTCGTCAGTCAGGTCAATCACAACCTTGTCGTTAATTTGAATTGCCATATCTAACTTTGTTAGGTTACACTACTTTATAAAAAAATCTATGCCCTGCCGCAATGGATAAGCGTGGGCCGCGCTTTGTCGATTTGCAAGGTATTTCGCATCCCATTTAGTTCTAGTTTTAACATAGGGTAAGTGACCGCATCGAACTTATGTATGTACTTGGAACGCTTAGGTTTACTGGGGTCTTTCTTATCTGATTGAAGCTGAGTTAGCATATCAACGGTCAATGGACAGGCCGCGCTGACGTACAACTCATCGTTAAACAATTTCTGCTGAAGCACCCTGATCCTAGCCTCAACACTCCCCTTCCCTTTTGGACACCCTTGCAGCTTAACCCTCCCATCGCTAAACCTTTCTATATCCCAAGCATCATACGACCCTTCACCGCCCGGATGCCATTGGTTTATCGCAGAGCTATCTGATATATGCTCATAGTTAAACTCGTGATCCAACTTCCTGTTCCAATAGTCCATCTTGCGGCACACCTCTTGGGCTAGTCGCTTGTAAAGATGCCTCTCTCCTAGGTAATCCATCTCATCGAACACTATCCAAAGAACTTTATCTTGAGTTGGAATCATCTGCATGAAGGCTATGCTGCTGTAAACCTGACCTAAATCGTAGCCAACTGTAACAGGGAAGCCTTTCATTGGGGTTAACCCAGTTCCTTTTATCGGCTCCCCTTTAACGTGCATTTCAGGTACAAAATAATCTTTAAATAGAGATTCCCCTGTCGGCCTGTCGATCCACTCGCCCTCAATCAAGCGCCTCCGCTCAACCGGATCGGTTCTTAATATCCTGTGAAGGTTCTCAACGTAACCATCGGGTAATCTAGTTATGTTCTCGGTAATCGGAACATGATAAACGCTAAACTCAGGGTCTTTGTTTCCCTCCTCATCAAAGCAATCCTCAAAGAAAGTTCTGTAAACCCAATGGCTTGGGCCTTCCGGGTTGCACGAAGCGCAGTATTGTTGTGGCCCTTGTATGCCTCGCCTACGGCCAAGCTGTGCTGCTGGAAAAGTGAAGTATTCCCTACCATTACATTGCGTAAGCTCATCGACATACACCATCGAAGGTGCTGGGCCTTTTATTCTAGCCTCAACTGCCGCTGCGTAGGGGATTGAAATAAGAAGAAGCTTAGACCATCCACCGAACCTGTTCTCGATCCATCGGTGTCGGTCTTTCGTGTTAGGGTCGAGCTTTGACTCAGAATACTCAAGGCCCATGCCCTCTTTCCATGCTGGTAAGATTAAGGTTTCAAGGTCGTGCCAGATACCCTCTGCACCAGAGCGCATGGAAGGGGAAATAACCATGACCAAAGCGTTGTTGTTTTCATAGGCGTGGCGGACTATCTTGTGTCCAAATCCTATTGTCTTACCGCTGCCTTTCTCTCCGTGGCCAAGAACAAATCTTTTACTATCATTAAAGATGACCTGTTGGGTAGGGTTTAGGTCTGGATGCCAACTCCCTTTAGGCGCGGGTTCCTCTACTCCAATCAAGGCCAACGCCTCAACCTCCGCTTCTGTTATAACAGACTTTGCCACCACTTGAATGCGCTTGGGTTAGCTTTCATTACCGTGCATAACCCTGTAGCTACCCTTCTTGCAACGCTCTCTTCATTACCCCATTCAATTCCCATTACGTTACCGATAGCGTGGATGACTTCATGTAGAAACGTGTCCGCCATAGCCTCCCTTGGAAGGCCGTCATAGATAGCAATGGTTTGATTAGATGGATCACACCAACCATCAGCCTCACTTGCGGTTCGTTCTGTATCTTTAACAAATTTAATTTTGTACCTAAGATTTAGAATCTTGATTGTCTTGGGTCGTGAGTTTGACTTCCTGTGGTTCATTAATCTGTATTGCGATAGGTGTAAATCCGGGTTTCTTTTTACTGCCGCCTCCCTTTCTCTCCTCGATCTTCTGCTTAACAACTGCGTCCGTCAATGCGGCTTTGTTTACCCTGTCGTATGTCTCCAGTACGTGCTTAACCATACTGGACTTATCCTCCCTGAGTATTCTTTCCCTTTCATCATCAACACCATTAGATAGCTCGTGACGTATTTCATTTATGTCAGTCATTAGATCGGTGAATAATTTCACCACGCCTCCGCCTATCAACTGGCGAGCAGCACCTAAGCTTTGCTGACCGAACTCATAAAACGCTAGAGCTTCTGCCTGAGATTCACCTTGAACACCCATAGAAGTAAGCCCTGATTTCATTAGCTCACTCTGCTTCTCAAGCGCCTTAGCGTCCGTCATTGGCTGCTCTTGCCTGTGCATTGTCTGGTTGTTCACCTTCTTGCTCAGCCACCTCTCCCTTAAGCTAGGGTCGGCATTGATAACCTGCCTCAACGTGGCTTGACTAACGCCCATGATCTTAGCGGCATCAACTTGTACGCCATTGCATTTTTCTAGCGCATCATTCGCTCGCTTCTTCCAATCATTATCGTACTTCTTTGATGCCATAAATTTTAGCCTCGCCCTGTTTGTTTCTATTACTGTAACCATTTAACGCCGCAGAGGGTGCGGACTTGGTGGGACGGGCGAGGCTAAACCCATTCCACTTTCATAGCTAAATCGAGATCACTTATACCTGAGTCTCGGCCAGCACCCTCTTCATCATGTCCCAAAACAAAAGCCACACCAGCTAAGGGATTTGGGTTTAACTCGCTTACCTTAAAAAACTTTTGGTTCTTTTTAAACAGACCCTCTTCGTTGACGAACAGAACATCTCCGTTATCGAATCGCCCAGCGGCCTCAATGTATCCACCCACGATCTTTTGCATATCCGGCAGGTGGTCTTGACCTATCTCTTTTTCGTAGACCTGCTGTTTAAAGGGGTCTATTACCATAGCTTTAATTTTTTTCATGTAAACAACTCTCCTAACCTTATTCATTACTTAAGATAAACCTCCGTAGTCTTAGTGTTTGAGTGTCCTAAGTCTTTCGCTATCTGCTTAATACTTGAACCTCCACCCTTTTTGTTCTTCGCATAATAAGAACGTAAACCGTGGAAGCTTTTACCTAACAACGAACTCCTTCCGCTTTCACCTGCCGCCTTCTTGCATAAGCGTTTGAAGCTTACGCTTAACCCAGCCCTTCGTGATACGTCCAAGTAAATCTCCCTCTTGTCTGGGAACACGTAGTCCGGGTTGGACACGGGAAGGTTGCATAAATTATTTATCACATCACTTGGCAGGTTGATGCTAACCCTCTTGTTGGTCTTGTCAGTCCACACGTTAATTGTGTTACCGTCAAAACAACTCCACTCAAGGGAGCAAATGTCCCCCAGTCTAAGGCCCGTGTTGGCTGCTAGGAATATTGCCATCGCCCAGAAAGGGTCAGCTACTTTCATCAAAGCTTTTATGTCTTCGACGTTCATTGACTTGTGAGACTTGGTTTCCTTCTGCGTGTGCTTAAGGTTATCCATTCTTATCTTACAGTTGTCGGCTGGCCGGGATAACATCCACCCTTTATTTAGGCAGAAGTCTAGGAATGATTTAACCGCAGCCTTCCTTACCCTGCGAGTAGAAGCCTTTATGTTTTCGGAGGAGTTTATCCAATCGAACACATCCGAATCTTCGACTGCTGACGGAGGCTTGATTTCCAAGTCCATCTCCTTAGCCCACTTCTTAGCGTAGGATATGTGGCTGTCAGCCGTCCTCTTAACTAAGTTCTTAGACGCCCAAACGGCATACTGACCAAGCGCCTCTTCTATTTTTAACTCTTTTCCACTCACTATTCTCGATACAATTTCAGCAGTAAGCCTTGTGGCTTTCGCGACCTGCTCCAGTTCCTTTGCTTTAGACTTCCAAGCAATAGCCTTCGCCTCTTTGTAGTCCTCGCAACCCGTGTCCACACTCATTGGTGTGCCGTCTTCTGCATTGAAGCAGACATGGTATGTATTATTTATTTTGCGTAGTCTCATGTTTTCCCATTGAGTTCTAATTGGTTCAACTCTTCTCTTAGCTTTCGCTCTTTATCATCTGAAATTCTTTTCTTTAGTTTGCTTACCTCATCTTTATAACCAACTAACTTCTTCTTCTCGCTCAAGCTGGTCTTAATCCTAGCTTCAGCTTGCCTCATTAGCTTTAACCTAGCGCGAAGCTCTCTTGTCCTTGCTGAGATTAGCTTACCTGCCAACATCATTGCGCTTAACTCGCCCTCACAAAATCTTATGGCCTCTCTTTTTTTGGTTAGTTCAGCTTCGTAATCACGCATAAGACTTTCTCCAAAGATCAACGAGATGGCTGTAATAACTACCCCAATCCTCATGCTTTCTAAGGTAATGGAACGCGCCTCTCTTCTGTAAATACTGGGCTAATCTTTTCATGTGCAAGGGGTTGGTGAAGTCCACACCGCAAGCAACCGTGAAGTCGCGAACGGTGTAGACATCCACCCCTGACCATGTTGTTGAGTGGGATAAGCCTTCAACCAATGAGTAAGACAAGCCAGAAGACTCAGCAATCTCATCCGTGCTTAACGGCTTAGTCCCGTTACCGCTGCCTGTGCCTCTCGGCTTTCTGGCCATCAGCCTAACCAGTACCGGCGGGTACTTATCTATGCGTGTGTAAAACGCAGACATCCCCGCAAACATAATTAGGTAACAAGATAAGTCAATCGCATTTATCTGCGACTACATATCTCCGTACCAGTTTTTATGGCCGTACTTCTTATTTACGTAAGTGACCTGCTTGTACTCGGTTGTGGTTTTATGTGGGTTCTTGTCCCGTATGAGGACAATCTCACCAGCCCTAACCGCTTCCCTTTCCGTCTTACTTAGACCACTTACCCACTTGTACTTATCGCTACCCCTGCCATTTATTGTGCCTGTATCTGACACGATAACCTCTAGTTGCTGGGGGTTTTCTGAGGCGTGAACAGCATCGCCTTCAATCTTAGTCCATTTCCTGTACCTACTAGCGTCATTCACGGGAACGCTAACCACGCTTCCATTATTAACTCCTATTATCTTTTCCATTTTGTTTTTGTTTCTCCTTATGTTCTTTTAGCATTCTCATTTCTGATTGAGTTGTCGCTTGCCATCTTCCAGATAGGATATTCTCCTTCAGCTTCCTGCCAATCTGATCGCCTATAGGCTTAATGTCCCCGCCTACATCCGGGTGGCCAGCGTCAGTAACCACTTCTGATCTACGCTCAATCATTCTATGTTATCCAAGTAAGCTTGCAGTTCTTTGCAATGATTTATAACGCCGTTGTAATGATTAATAATCTCTGTTATGCGGTGTACCTTTGCGGCATCCTCTACATTTAAGTGCATCAAAGCATTAACAAGTTTTTCAATTACTTCCGCTCTGGTGCATTTCATCAATCCTGTGAGTACATCAATATCCTTAATCACTTGAGGCTTTACCCGTACTGTTAATGATACATTTTTACTTTTCATTTAATGCGCTCCAGCTTAACTGTGATAAGACCCTTACCTAGCGGCGAGAGCTTTTTGAATGCAGCCTTACTCAAATCTATCCCGCGATTGAGATGCTTTGCTGGGCCACGGTCATTGATCCTGACCACTACCGACTTGCCTTGATAGGTAACACGAAACCGTGTCCCGAACGGCACGTCCCACATGGCTGCCGTCAACTCACTTGGGTTAAACGGTTCGCCCGATGCTGTTGCTTTACCCCGATACTTCTCTCCGTACCATGAGGCTACTGTTGTTTTGCCCTCGCTTCCAAGGACAGCCACGGCAATCGCGGCTACCACTATCGATAACAATAATGTTTTCATTTATTCAGTTCCTTTCTCTTCTAGTTTTTGAGCAATAGTTTCTAGTTCTTCCTTTTTCTTTTTAGATTTATAAACTTCTGCACACCCTCGCCAAAACTTAGGGTCTATCTTCAGTTCCTCTGTATCATAGTAATCAATCCTAGCTGCATATTTGCCAACATGATGCCATTCGTGTGAGGTGTATTGACTCTTAACGCACCCGACATCAAACGCTTTTGGGCTTACCCCAAGACACTCAGCCGCCCGTGTGCGTGGGTATCTGCCGTACTGCTCTGCTTCTTCAGCGCCCCAGCTACGACCTCTGCCCTCGTTGTAAAACGTGGATGTACTGTATCTATTTCTGTAGCTCATATCTGTTACGCTGATTTCATTTTAATATCAGAAACATCAACACGCTTATTCCAAGGATCAAGATCAGGATCAGGAATTAACACCACGCTTTCCGCCATATCCTCTGGAACCCGGAACGTGTCCTGTATCTTAACCATTCTACAGGCTGTGATAGGGTCTCCACCTGAGCAGACATCAGCTATGTTAGCCGCAACCAAAGGCTCCACATCTATTTCATAGTACGTTGCGTGACGCTGACGGTTAAGGCTGGCCCTCATGTATAAGAAGCCCGTGTTCTCCTTGTCTTTCTTGCTGATAGACTCAAGTCCATTTGCATCAATGATACCCGCATAAGTCTCAAGCTTACTCATCGCTACCTCCCTTGTACTCAGAAAGCATAGTTGATTTATCGCAATAGCCTTTGGAGACAGTCTTCTCTTTGAGCCTTCTTAATGCCCCCGTCAAATCTCCTGTAGATTTAAACATATTTAATAGCTCTGTTAGGTAGAAGTCCTGAATGTTCTCAAAGGTGTCCCTTACTGTCTTAATATTATTAAGCGTTTGTTTAGCGCACTTGATTAGGTTTTCTATGTCAGCTTTTTTCTGCTTTTCACTTTTCTTTTTCATTCTGTTGTTACCTTTCTTGTTGTTGTTATTGTTGTTGTTTGTTTCGCATCTCCTTCCATATATGGAGATCAAGTTCTGCCGGGGTTGCCCCTAGCTTAAAGCACTCTGCTAAGAAGAACGCCTCAACCTCCCTGTATTTTATCGGGCTTGTTGGTGAGACCTTTGGTATCCTAGCACTTGGGTACTTTCCTCTGAGCCAGTTCAATACATGGGTATCAAGCACGGCCCCTGTGAAATCCTCACGGCTATGGCAAAGGAAAAACTTAGCAGTCTTGAGGCCCACGCCTGTGAACTGTGTAAGCTTTGGCCAGTTAACCTTTCTGAGGTTTAGGATTTTGTCTGTTGCTGCCTGAAAGAATCCTTCGCTGAGTAATTTATATTTACCTAGCCCGACTCTCTTCAAGGTATCAACTAGAACACCTGCCTTGTGGTAGTTCCTGACTGTTGCGAACGGTAATCCACCAGCCAAAAACCTATCAAGTTTCTCTGCCTGAACGTCACTATTCTTACCGGCGCAAGAGATAGAGAACAGGAGTAGCTCTTCTAACTGATGCCCGGTTCTGGAGAAGTTTGTTATCTGACTTGGGTTAATCATTCTCAAACGCCTCCTTCCACGCTTCTTCAATATCCGAATCACTCATATTGTCGAACCCTTCAAACCCTTCTCGCAGGATATGCCTTATGCACTTGTCGTCTAAGTTCTCCCATGCGTGGGTAATAAGCATCTCTATCTGATCTTTAATAGTCATCAATGTTCCTCCGGTATTATTAAGACCTTGCCCTCTTGCCAGAAGTCCCACTCACCTTCAGGGTGATCGGTGAACTCTATGTCCTGTTTAATGAATGGCTTCTCACCTGAGTCTCTCCTTGCGGTTAGGACACAGGAGCCATCCTTTACTTCCAGCTTCCATAATACGAAGCCGCCGTGTTCATGCTTCATCTTAGCCAAGTCCATCTGGTAACTGGCTACTGCATCTATCAACCAATAAGCCTCCGCAATATCAGCGTGTGCTTTCACTCCATCGGTGTAGGCGAGACCAAACAAGTGTTTCCAGTATTGGTTCGTGCCTAGTGTTCTCTCTGCTCTGTCTTGTCGAAGTGCTATCGACTTGTCTTTACTTGTGGTTTCCATATATTTTTAGTGTATTGTTTATATATAAGTTATGTGTTTTGTAGTATCTGTCAGCGATGCCTTGGACATCTGCCTCATGCACGGCCAAGCCAACCGCTTCATTACTGTAAAGCGGGACATATAGTGCTAGTGGCTTGATGCTTAATAGGTATAGCTGGTTGCAGATACGGTGGTATTGATGTCCGTATAATGTTCCAACTATTACAACTGAATCAGGGTAGTCGTTTAGTATTGCTCTTACGGATCGGTACTTCTTGATCCTTAGCAAAGGTCATCCTCATTTGTAGTTTGATCTCCTGTAACTACCTTTACCCTTCTTCTGCCGGTGGATTCTTTCTCCTGTATTCCAAGGAACTATTGATCTGATCTTCTTTTTCTTAGTCATTTGCTAACCTTTCTTTTACGTGTTTACAGTATGTTTCTTTCTTTCTTATGGAGCCTCGCGCTGCTGGGTGGACAAGTGGGATGTAAGGTACGCTCATATCATCAAGCTCCCCTTGCACCTTGTTGCCCATGCCAACCACACGGCCTCCCCAATTCCTAACTTTAGTTCTACCTCCCTTTTCAAACAGGTTGGTAAATTCACAATCAGCCATATCGACACCGCTGTAATCCAGAGCATCGAACAACTGCTTCGCGGCAAGCGCACCGTCTTCCCATGTCACGCCCATCTCTTTGGCTTTATCGCTGCGCTCTTCACCGACGAATAAATACTTGTCACTTCTCTCGTAGTATATCTGAGGATACTTACCTCGATAGTGATCTCTAAGGACTGTTATTATTACCCGTGGGGAACCGTGAATCTTCTCCCCATTATCCATATCCATGAAGTGCTTATGCCTGTAAGGGTCATAGGTTGCGCGACCCGTCCTATCAGAGACACTCCATCTGGGAGGGAAGTCCCCCGGATCGACGGAATCATCTGAGTGGTCGTGAAACTTTCCCTTGATGTAAGCGTGTACGTTCTTCTTGTTCTCTCTCAGAACCCTTCGCCTACCTGACTGCTGCACCTTGAAGGATGCGTTCGTTATCTCGATATAATTACCGTGACAGTAGAGTCTGCCCGTATCCATATCGATGACTGATAAACACTTGAGGTTTAGATTGTAGTAAACCTTGACGTTATCCGGCGCAATAGGAACTCCACCAAGAAGTTTCCTAGGCTCGGCCTCTTTCCAACTTATGTATCTTTTATTGTTCATGTGGCTTGTTAAGCTAACATTATTAGGTAACTCATTTAAGTAAAACTTTTGACCCTTTGATAAGGTTATCTCTAGCCCATAGGGGCTGAAGGTTTGTGTGGTGAAAGCACTTCTTCTGTTCTTCTTCCTTTGTCAGGTCAAATGAAACACACGGATTAATGTGATCTATGTGTATCTCTCCGCCTAGGAACTTCTCCCAAGTCATACCCTCCGTAAACTGAGACTCTAGTTTTTGTTTGAACTCATCAACAGAACATCCTAATAGCATTGAAGATCGCTCGTACTTCCTGACCTTACTTCCTTTCAGATACCTTCTTAAGGCTTGTCTAATCCTGCTGCTTAACCTGCTCCTGATTGAATATTTAATATCAGTTTTTCTTTTGGTATGGTGATACATATTCTGCTTCATCCTTAGCTCATCTCCTTTCTTCAATCTGTACAGCTTGTTGGTAAGCCGTGATCTTTCGATGTTTTTAGCTCTCCATTCTCTACGTTTTTTCGCGCTGTCTGGGTCTGCCTTGTAACGATCCCTTTGATTTTTTCTGCTTTCTTCTATGTCAGCATAGTACGCTTTCATTTTACTTTCATTTACTTTTTGCCTGTTCTCCTCTCGGTACTTAGCTTTCTGAGCAACAGCAGCCTCTCTTCTTCTAGTGTACCCTTGTCTTGATCGAGCCTTTGTATGCTCCCTGTAAGCTGGGTCATTGGAGTATCTCTCTCGCCGCTCAGATTGAATACAAGCTTTGCACTTTCTACTGTAGAAAACATTACCGCTTGGTTTAACCATCCTTCGGTATTCCGTAAGGGGCTTGCTCTCTCCGCAGCATATACATTCTCTTTCGTCTTTCATTATTCTGCTGCCCACCCAACTAGGATGTACTTGTTGTCTGCTATCTTCGCTCCCCACACAACGTCCCATTTTTCGGTGTTGTTGTATGCTTCTTCTATCCAAGTAGATAAGGCTGAATCTTCATCACTCAATGATCTAGTGCCGAGTTGGCCCTTCTCTTTGACGAGCTTCTCTAGCACATCGGTCTTATCAACTACCCCTGTGGTCGTTGTGATCGTGCCGTTGTACGGGCCAGTCCCGACGTTGCATTCCCATGTGTTATAAGCCTCGCGATAAGCAGCATCCAAACTATCCGCTTCTATTTCTTCACATATTCCAACTGCTCCCATTGTTATTCCTTTTCCTTTATGATTGATTGTAACTCTAACTTTTCCTGCCAAGTATGCTCGTACAAAAAGTGGTAGTGTGACGCCATGTGCTTGTAACCCTCTTTCTGAACTGTGCCACACCACTCTTCTTTATCTTGGTAATTAGCCGCCACCATGACTTCTCCGATCTTCTCCAATAGTGCCTGACCAAAACCGTTAAGGTCGCGACTCCCGAAGTAAGGGGAATTAACTAAGTCCTCCAAGTTCTCCTTTAGCTCGTAGATAAGATCACTCACTTCAGGCGACATCTCTTCGTCATCTTCGCTCACGTCGAAGCACTCCATTATTTCCGCTGCAATAGCCAACTCACCCAGCTTCTCAATGTCATACCGACTTAGCTTTACTCTGTCTTTCTCTTTCTCTATTTCTTTCAATGTTTGTGTTGATACCATGTTGTTTCCTTTCTTTTTTAGTTTAACCAATAGGGTTCTTTTCTTTTAGTCCATCGACCAAAGCCTTTGTCTCTCCGATAATACTCTCTGTATTTATCTACGGTACTCATCATATCAAAGACGGGATGCTCTCTTGCTCTTGCGTCTGGTGATATAGCGACCGCGAAATCTGTTAGTGCCAAGTCAGGAGATAGTGAGTCCTCAATATTTTCCCAGCACCACATTATGAAATCTTTTGTGAAGTGATCTTTGCTCCACCTGTACTGTCTCTCCATGCACATAGCTAGTGCGTGTTGGATCAGCCAAAGCATATTGGATTTGCTTTCACACACCCACAGGGTGCAAGGATGTCTGGCGTACCCGTGGCTGCGAGGGTTTCCCGTTGCATTCCTTGGGCAATCACCCTCTGCTAAACGATCAAGATCGAATGCGTTAGATAACATCTGCCCACTCTCAACGATCATCTTGTTAACGTGCTGATCGCATAGGTTCTTTGCTGCTGTTATCGGGTTTATGTCTGTTACGAATATGTTCATTGCTTTGTTAAGGCCACTATGTACTTAGCCACAACGGCCACCCCAGTAACCACGAAGTATCCCTGAACCCACGCCGCTGATTTAGCCACGGTGATCGGCCCTTCAATGCTTACTACTGCGCTTATCCAATCTATTATTATCATGGTTTATGTATGAGTATATTGCCAACCTCACGGCTAACCTTCTGAATCATGTTGCCATTGTGAATGTCGTCAACTTTACCATCAAAGTAACCTTCGCGGAGGCGGTTATGTACGCCGAAACCGTAGCACTCATACCCCTTACGTAAGCGCAACTCCTTAACTCCGTCCCACCATGAGTGGTTTGCAGATATGCTGCCGTCTGTGAGGATTACCTGAACCTTGCGCTTCTCCTTGCGCTTCATAAGACTAGGTAAAGACTGAGCTAGTGAGAGAGGCAGGTTAGTTCCACCTCCCATAAGAACTTGGGCTACCTTGGTATCTTTGATCTTCGTGTTCCAATCCTTGACCAGCACCGGGCTATCGTCGAACGCCACGATCTGAAGGGGAACTTTAAGACGCTCAAAAGCGTTACCTAATGCGGTAGCCAATGCACACGCTGTCTCTTGCCTGTCACCGTGGCCACCCATCGAACCGCTTGCATCAATATGCAACTGCACCGCAGCATTTACCTTGGAGCCGCGAACAGGTAGCTCCCTGACACTGTCTAAGTTAGTGCCGCGAACAACGTCAACGAGACGCTCAGGGTTTATGAACCCATCATCGGTGTCTTTCTTTGTCTTATGCTTACGATGAACGCTCACCATCTGCCTGAACCTATTCATAAGCTGGGAGATGTTGACTTGGTTTTGACATAACTCATAAGGCATAGAGCAAATGTTGTGATGGTTGTTCTCTATTAGGGGAAGGCCGTCTACCAATATTGGTACTGGTGCGTCTTGTTCTTCCGCGCTGCCGCTGTTGTCCTTCGGAGCTACGTTGGGAAACTTGATGCCGTACTCATTGCAAGCAGCCAACCAAACGAACTCAAGGTTGTAGTGGCCGTAGATGCCAGCGTTCCTTGATTTATAGTAAGCATCATTGATCCTGCCCTGCACCAACTCCCAAACAGTCTTGGCTGGTACTGGATTGCATGGTCTAGATGGTGTATTACCTCCGTTAATCAACTCCACAATCGACTTGCGTACTTGCTGTGATATAAGCAATCGCTTAACCAAGGTACGTGTCTGCTCATCAGGGCTGTTAAGTAACGCTTGCCCTGCCTCATATATACTGCGGCCCTGTCTGACCTCTTGGCAGAAACGATCTATCACCCGCTCGGCTGCCGCCGTTGTTAGTCTGTAACTCATATTATTATATTTCTTTGATGTCGTTGTCTTCGTAGCTCGCCTCACTAATAGCGTTTGAATATTCGCTCTTCGGGAGGAAGTTAAAGAATGCCAAGTGGAATGCTCGGTTGCGGTCGATACCGGGGAGGTTAGCGTTGGTGTTACCATACACATCCTTCCCCTGAATGTACCTCGATATGCGTACTGCCTGTCGCGTTGATGGAGCTTGAGAAACGGAGCCTCTGTTGAGGTACAAATCCCTAAGCTTGCCCATTACATTGACGATCATGCGAGCCTCAGTCTGATCGAGACCGTCCTTGACTAGGATGCTGATCTCATCTGACGACTCAAGGTATGTAGCCCGGATTGAACTGCATCGGTTAGTGAGTGCGTTGCTCGGCTTGTACCCGGAGTACAATCCAGTCTCATCGGTCAGGGTGTTACCTGTCATAGCGACCCAGAAACCGGGCTGTGCAATCACCCTCTCACCTGACGGCAGGAGCAACTCACCGGGGAACTTGTCCATCGTCGGGTTGAAAGCGGACATCAACTCTTGCGGTGCTTGGTCTGCCTCATCTCCGATAACCGGAAGCCCGTGACGCATAGCGTAGGTAAGCAAGCCATCAACATACACCGTCTTAGTCTGACCATTCTCTACAACGATCTCCTGTCGGGCAGTAAGATCACTCAAGCGTATGCCATCAGCGAAGTTGATCTTGATGTAACGCTTACCCAATTTCCTAAGCACCTGCTCTATAGGGTACGTCTTGCCTGACCCGCTTGGGCCATCAACTAAGATGTGCTGGCCCATAACGTAGTTGAACTCGATCTCATCTGCGATGGGAGTTGATACGAAGTACGGACACGGAGCCTCGATGGGCGGGAGCAGCACCTTCGTACCTGATGCCAAGTCCTGCTTAACCTGAGTACCGAACGCACTTTGAACAACCGCATCGACAGCAAGCTTGACCTTCTCGTCATCCATCTTCGGCGGTGTGCTATCAACGATAGACTGAATGCGCTCCTCGATACCTAACTTGCCGTCTGTATCCTTAACAGCCTCGGCAAAAGCTGGCTTGAACTGCTCACGGAACACCGATAGGGCGATGGTCTGAGTGTCGCTGTCATCGTTAGACATAAGCTCCTGCATCTGCCTCATGGCCTGCTCCATAAGTTGCCTTTTGCTTAGGCCGGTGGTAGAGTCGGGCGTTGTTGTTACCGCTGTCGCCTCCGGTTGGGATTCGTCCTGCTGGGGGCGGCTTTCTGTACCGGCATCTTCGTCCCAGCTATTTCCGTCCAGCAGCGACCACTCTCCGTCTCGCATAACCTTCATTACGAACTTGAGATGCTTTAGAGTCTTATCCGCAATCTCCATTTCGCCATGCCAGTATTGGAAACCAGCAATCTTGTCCTCAATGCTAACGCAAGTGTGGTTAACCTCTTGGCAAAACTTATCCAGATAGTTGGTGACTTGACGTTTGGCAATCGGGTTTAAGGTTCCGATCATAACTGTAACAGCTTTTGCGAAAGCTCCGACTTCGGTTTCATCTATTGTAGTAGACATAGTGTTGTTTTGGTTATAGTGAATTTGCTAACTCCCATGCTTTTTCAGGCGTCATTTCACCCTTGGGATTACCTTGTGCAGGTTTGGTTTTACGCTTCTTGAAACCTCCCCGCCGCCACTTCCCTTGGCATGAGTGATACCATTGGGCATCTGTTCCATCGGGCAACTTGTGAGTGGTTTCTTTCTTCTTACGCCACCCTTCAGCGATCATGGTTTTCGCATTGCTAGGCACGGGGCCGAGACGAACCCAAACCCAGTCGCGTTCCTTGATAGCCTCATTGAATAGGGCTGGTTCGTTTACCTTTAACCAAGCGAGTGCTTCATCTTGCGTTGGCTTCGGCCTTGGATTTTTTGTTTCTGTTGTCATCTATTTCGCTTATTTCTTTTCTTAGTTTTGTTATTGCTACGTCAAACTCTGCCTCGGTCATGTATCTAACTTCGTTAGGTAACAACTCTGGCCAAAATGTTTGACCCTGTTTACTCTGATTGATTCCTTTCCTCATGTTCTAAGTAGTTATTCATTGAATGTGTTAACTCCTCCTCCTCGTTGTATAAGTGCATTACTTCCCCTTCATTGAAGAGACATACATTCTTGTAGTAAGCAGTCATGCAAGTCATACCAACGCTCCAAATCCCCAATGAAGGTCGGAGTGTCACGGTGTACCAAAACATACCGCCAAGGCACATTGGGATAGTGATTAGGAATATTTTTAATACGCAGATAATGGTTTTCATGTTTAGTTTCTGTAGTTTTCCGGCATTTTCCATGCGGTATCTTCTTTCTCTTCTTCTTCCGGCATCTCTATGGATATTCCACCCAGCTTACTGTTTTCCTTTATGTGGTTAGCCATTACACGTTCCATAGCTGTCATTGCGAACTGAACGGCTTTACCCATCTTGTCGCACGGCTCTTCAATCTTCCCTTCATCGAGTATTTGATAAATCAACTCTGGGAAGTTGGTATCTCTCAGCAAGATTGCTGCGGCTGCTAGTTGCACCATTGGAGGCGCATTCTCCTCGATCAAGTCCAAGTGTTTCAGGACATCATCGCCAGTCGATAACTTCTCTTTCATTTTGTTAGGTATCTTATGATTTCGGGCAAACAGTAGAATGCCCACGCTGATGGTACGAAAAAGGCCGCGAACACTAAGCCGCGACCGATCTCCCACCAAAATTCTTTAGTTTTCATTTGTTTAACCACGGTGCTTCTGTTGCAGGGATAAACACATCCTCCGTGTAGACATAGTATTCATGCACACGCTTCAGGGTGTTCCAAACGTAGAGGTAAGCCTTGCCACCCCACAGCATTGGAGATTCGTCACCTCCGCAGCCCACCTCGTAATTCTTGTGGGAGAACTCGTATTCCTTCCCATTGGTGTCTTTAAGTTTCATATCTTGTGTATCTCCTTTTGAGCTTCGATCTTGTATCCTTCCCATATCATCTTGGCCATATTAACAGCCGTTGCAGCTTGGGCTTTAGTTGCCGTCACTCCGAACTCATCAGCAGCGAACTCCACCGCCGAATTAAATGCCGATTTCCATGAGCAGGAAAACTCGTAGTTAGTAACAGCATACTCCGCCATCTGTTTAATTTCTGATTCTTTTAGGTGTCTCACATTCATAACATTCTTTGTTGTTAGTTAGCCCATTGGCCTCCGCCTTGACGGGGGTCGTGAGTTGGTTCGCCGCTGTGATACGGCCCGGACTCCTCCTCGATGATGTTGTCAATCCATCGCCGGTTACGTCTTAGGAAGTCGATCATTGAGCCGCCTTCGCGCTGACGCCAGCGATACAGTCCTTCGTGGTTTTCTACCCACATAATCCTTTCTTTATCGTTCATATCTATCATCCTTCTTTATTACCTTGTGCAGGTTTGCTTGAGATTTGGCCATGCCAGCTTTCGTCCCACGCTTCTGCTGCTTTTCCTATGTACTTGGAAAGAAACCTGAGCGTTTGACCTGCATTGCAGTCATTATCCGCCACACCTTCCATGATGTTGATTGTCTCTTCGCTGATAGGCTGGAACCCTTGGTTGAACCTCTGTAGCTCTCCCATCATGGCCCTAATCAATTCTCCGTGTGTTTGTGGTGGTTTCATAATACTTCATTCACGGCTATAAGTTTTTCGATAAGCATCAATTCCAAGGCACGGTCTAACAGCACCTTATTTGCGCGGAATAGCTGGGATACGGATTCCTTGTATTCATCCTTTATAGCGGGGTTATTAACGAATGTCTCCAAGTCCGACTGGACGAACCGGATCAATCCTGCTGCTGTCTTTTCTTCACTCATTATTTACCTTTCGTTTAGTGGGTTTATGTAGGGGCCGTAAGTCAGGAGTATGCTATCCGATACATGGAAAGCGGCATCCTGTCTATCCAGCACGTATTCAGCTTCGACGTGCATACGTTTCCGCTGTGAGATTATGGTCGCTCGTTCATGCCGTGGCGTAGTCTTGGGCTTGACGCCTTGAGCCTTGAATATGCGTTGAACTAATGCCGCTTTTTTACATCTGGCATCGTAGTCTAGATGCGGCTCCTGACTTGTCACTAAGTCCAGAGCGGCACGAAAGGCGTAGCTTCGCCTCGGTAGTTGTTTTTTCTTTTTGGTTTTCATGTAGTCTCTTTCAGGTCATTCTCCGCGTGAAGCTCGATTGTTGGTCTTGTTAGTCCATTGCCACGAACTTCACCTCGGTAGAAACATTGCTTGCTATCGTCAATAATTCCCACGACTTCGGTTATCTCCATGAGTCCACCACCGTAGTAGGGATTCACATTAACAACCTGCCCGACTTTGTAAGTAGGTTTCATAATTTTGGTTTTCATAAGAACTCAGGTGGCAGCCCTTGACCCGTAAGCCAAAGGCCACCCGTCTGAACCCTTAAGCCTTAACCCTTGATCTTAGTCAGGGCTTCGGCAAAGCTGATCTCAACACCATTCTCAGCGAGGGTGTTCATCAGGGCCGTTGCTGCTGCAATGTTGGCGGCATCCTTAGCACTAGACTTGGCTCCACTTGCCTTGACTGTCGGTGATTTTTTCCAACGGTAGACAGCAGATTTGCCAGTTGAGGATAGGTCTAGATGCTCAGGGCGTAAGCCTTGCTCAAACATATATTCTTGTGCGGCGTGAGCTAGAACCCGCATCCGGGTATCGTCGCACTTCCAGACACTTTCGATTTCTCGAGTTAACGCATTACCCTTGAAGCCTTGAGCCTTAAGAGCTTTACGGAGGTTTGCAATCGACTCAACCATGCGACCGTTCTCGTCTTTGTGGAACGTGACACGGAAACCCAGATTGCTGCCGCTCTTAGATTTGCGAGCAATAGCATTGCCTAGGAGGTTGTCTTTTGCGTTAATAACTTCAGCATTTGGCTGAACCAGTTCGGTAGTCATTGTATTAGACATGGCGATTATAAATGTTAGGTGTTCGTTAGTGAAAAGCCCTAGCACCACGACAAGG